GTTCGGCACAGCTCTAAGGACCGAGGCTAAGATAGTTGAGATGCAGTCTGAGGCCATGATAGAAAGAGCCACGGGACAGAAAGTACAATAAGTAAAAAGGGGATATATGGATAAAAAAAAAGATTATGTGCTGATAAAAGATATTAATAAAGCTTTAGACGAGCTTAAGTTTTACAAAGATTCAGAGATGGATCGAGCAGTGAGTGACGACAATCTTGACGATCATAAGATACGCAGGATTTGTAGTCAGCGCGTAATGATTGAGCGGATAAGGCTCACATTAAATAGAGACACATAAAAAAGGAGAGAATAGATGGAAGAAGTTGTTGTTGTAAACCCACCAAGGGTAATCCCTGATGAATTATCTACGGAAAAGGCGCCCGTATACAAGAAGCCTGTAGCTAAAAAGCGAGCTACAAAATCGACAAAGAAGAGAGCGGCCTACAAGTTTGACACAAAAAAATATATGGTCACAGAAACGTACCCTGAAACCATTCCCGTTAGGCAAATAAATGCTAGGGGTCAAATGGTGGTTGAGAATACGCCTACTAGTCGATTCTTGGAGCGAGAGATACTATCAGATGATTTCATAAAAGAAGTCTCAGGCGGTACTAGGAATAATAAAAAGGCCTTACATCACGCAAAGTGTGCGTTTAGAGCGCTAGAGTTCTTCGATGTATCTTTGGAGCATCTAACAAAAGTTTATGAAACATTGTCAGGTAAGCGTATAGATGGTTACTGGGCCACAGACTTAATTGACAGATTCGGCTTTTCAGACGGCGAAATGATGAGTAGAGATATGTTGAGACGAAAGTATAACAAGTCGTCTCGTAGCGTAGATGTGGCGCAAGAAAAGCTCTATGATATAATAAATACGGTGGATGTATCAAAAGCTTATGTTGGACTTATAAAAGACATCAAGGACGAGTTCGCACGTGATTTACGTGACAAGGCCGTCTATGGTGAGTCGGAATAAAGGGGTCCTTCATGAGCGATAAAAATATAGCAACTATGAATTTAGATGAGATGTCCTTAGACGACTTGGACAGTTTATTATCAGAATCGGAGGGTAAACCTAAGCCTAAACCTGAGACTGATATAAAAGCTGA